GGGCACGCTACATCTAGGCTGATGTCGTCGAACCAGTAGGATTCCCCCATATAGTCTATATGGGCGGGCAGCGGGAACACGGGCGTCTCAGCCCCGACTAACGCCGATACGTTGAGAAACTCCCCGGTGAGCGCCACCTGCCCACCATCAAGCAGCGAGCACCCCGTCCCGAGCCGGCGGCTGACGCGCGCCCCCAGCCCCGTGATCGTGGTTGCCGGGCCTGTGGTCTGGACGTTGAGGTTGGCCGTTGCCGTCGCTGATACCGACCAATCAACGGATAGCACCCCCTCCGGGTAGGCCAGGCCTATCTCAGAGACGCCGCCGTAATCAAAATTCGCCCCGGAATTATCCGGGTACGCCAGCGAAATGTCGGCCAACGATGGCCCGGAGCCGTAGGAATACAATTTCCAGCCGCCGGCGACGCCGTTGGTTTGCGCGACGTCGTAGCGCCAGTTGTTGACGCTTAGAACCTCGGCCATCTATACCTCCTCCGCCTGAATCTCCCACCCCGTCACGTTGCCGCGCAGATCGTGCCGGCGGGTGATGGAGGTCAGGAATACGCTCAGCACCGGCCAGTAGACCGCCTGATAATTCACGGCACCGGTAACAGGGGTGAGGGTCAGGATGTCGTTGGCCAGGGCGCCGGGCGTGGCGACGCTGCGGCCATCGGCCAGGAGGGCATAGCCCCTGGGGGCGTATTCGGCTTCCATGCGTCGACCTACCGGCAGGGCAATGGCGGTGGTGGCCGATTGCAGGTCCAGGGACACGGCGCAGGACAGGCTATGCGGCAGGCGCGGAAACTCTGTGGCCAGGGCGGCGATGCCCGCCGGCAGCCAGCCGCCGCCGCGTAGCGTCGTCTTGAGCTTGCCGCCCCAGGTCTGTTGGATGAAGCCCCGGCCGGACATCTTGCGCTGCACCCTGACCTGCGCCAGGGGCGCATAGCTCTGTTCGAACTCATGCAGTGCCGATAGGGGCGGCGCCAGGCCATCAATGCTGAAACTGCGCGGGTTGTTCATGGCTGGCCCCACATGCTGGCGGTGTCCTGGATGGCGCGGTGCAGATCGGCGGTGGCGTCCGGCTTGGTCCATACCTGGCTGCGTCGGCCATCTGGCCAGGTTATATTGACGGATTGCAGGGATTGGATGCCGGGGGCCATGCCGCCGTTGCCCGAGAAACTGTTGTTCTTTCCGTCCGCCCGATCTGATGCGGCCCGGATTACCGGGGCCACGGCACGTTCCACCAGGGATGGAGTTGCGGGAGCGGGCTTGCCCGCGATTTCGGCGCCCATCGCGGGCAAGGCCGCTCCTACGGCTGCGGCCGGCGCCTGGCTGGCCACGGCCATTGCCGCGGGAGACAGTCCGGACGGGATGGCGGAACCGACATTGCCGGCCGCGACGTTGAGTTGGAAGGTTTCCTTGGCCAGAGCGGCGCGAATTTGACCGATGGCGGTATTCAGGCTATCGGTGTTGATCTCGGTCTTGAGCTTGATGGCCTCGGAGGCGTTCAGCTTGGCAATTTCCTGCGCCAGGGCCTTTACCGCCGCGGTCATCTCGATATAGACCGCCTTCTGCTCCTGGGCCGCCTTGGCGGCTTCTTCCCTCTGCTCGCGCAGGATGGCATCCGCCTGGGCGCCGATGCTGGTCAGGGCCGCAATCGCCTCTTCCTTCTGCGCCTTGGGGTCAACGCCCTCACCCTTGACGTTGGCCAGTTCCCCGGCCAGGCCCTTCTTGCGCTGTAGCAAGTCCAGGGCACCGGCCTTGTCTCCGGAGCGGTAGGCCGCATTGGCCTCGGCCTGCACACGGGCCATCTCCTTGCGCAGGCTATCCGCCTGTTCCGATGGCGCCATATCCCGCCGCTGTAGTGCGGAAATGGCGGAAGCCGTGTCCAGCCGGTTGCGGGCAATCTGCTTATCCAGGTCTATGACTTGCTGGGCGTAGGACTTGTAACGCTCCAGGGCACTCTGCGCCTGAGTCGCGGCAGTCTTTTGCAGGTCTTCCAGGATGGACTTTCGGGCCAGGGCGGACTGGCGCTCGATGTCCTGCTTTTGCGCCTCGGCGTCCTTCACGCCCTGAACGCCTGCCCGTTCCAAGTCGCGCACGGCGGCCGCCGTGGCGGCATAGAGGTCGCGCTTCTTGCCTTCCAGCGCGGCTATTTCCGCCAGAATGCCGTCGGACGGGGTTTCCGTCTTCAGTTTCTCTGCGATCTGCCTATCCAGTTCCTTGACGGCCTTATCCCGCGCCAAGTTCTTTTCGGCAATCTGTTCCTGGGCCGTGACACGGGCCTGTTTGCCGATCTCCTCTGTCAGAGCCATGCGCGCCCGGCGCTCTTGCTCCAGCAGATCTAGTTTTAGACTGGTCTGGGCCTGCGCCTGGGACATTTCGCCCCGACTGCCGGCTGCATCAATCCCGGACAGGGCCGATTGATCGTGCGCCAGATCGGCGGCGACCTTTGCCATTGCCTGCGTACTGGCGCTCGCCATGCGTGCCTGCCCGGACACGCTGGCAAACAGGTCAAGCGTTCGTTTTTCACCGGCCATCAGCCCGGCGATCAGAGCGTCCAGTTGCTTCTTCGCGGCATCATGCCGGCCGACGATGAGGGTTTGCAGGATGGCATTCATGCTCGCCTCGGGCTTGTCGCCGCCGTAGCTGGAAAGTGCCTGCCGCAGTTTGGCGATGCCGGAATTGAATTCAGCCGGGGTCTTTAGTTCCAGGAGCGTAGAGACGGATTCGCGCAACTCGCCATAGCTGATCTTGAGCTTTCCGTTGTCGTCCAGGGCGCGTTTGGCGAAGGCGACGGCGGCATTCGAGAATCCGTCTAGTCGCTCCTTGGCATCCTTATCCACCAGGTTGGGTCCGGACAGGGAGAGTTTGTCCAGGCCCAGGGCGGCGCGGGCCTTGGTCAGAGGGGCATTCAGGGTCGACTTGGATTCTGCCGCCTCCAGGTCGGCGAACTCTTTCTTGATCTTCTCTTGCGCTTCCTGAATCTTTTTTTTCTCGGCCTTCAAGGCGGCAGGGTCCGCTTCCTCTCCCTGTAGCCCCTTCACAGGAATTCCGGTTAGTGGGCCTTTCAGTACCTTTTCCTGTTCCTCGATCTGCTTGCGCAACACCTCCATCTTCGCCTTGCGTTCACGGGCATCCATGCGGCCATCGTAATCTTTCAGTTCTTCGATGGTCTTCCGCATGGCGGCGGTAGCCTTGTCGCCGGCACCGGCGGCCTTGTCCCCGAACATCAGCCAGGCGGCTCCTCCCGCAGCCAGAAGCGCCAGCATCACCGGAATTCCAATTCCGGCAGTGCCCGCGCCGATCATGGCAGCGATGCCGCCCGCAGACCGGATGGCGGCACCGGCCTGGAGCGCTTTCATTCCAAGATAAAGTGTCCCCAAGCCAGCGGTCAACGTAGCGGCACTGCCGACGGCCGCATCAAAGTTTCCGGCCAGTCCGGAAACCACTTTGGCCAGGTTGCGCGTAGTACCGGAAGCCTGATCTCCGACCCCAATGTAGGTGGTGGCGGCATTCTTCAGATCGGTGAGGGACTGGCCCAGGGTCAGCGGCATCTGCGCCGCCCGCTTCACCAGGTCATCTTTCATCCTGAGTGTCGCGTCCATCACGGTCTTGGAAGTGAGACTGCCTTCCTCGCCCGCCTTCTTCAGGTCGCCCACGGTCATTCCCAGGGCTGCTGCCATTCCCCGTGCCAATTCCGGGGCACTCTCCAGAATGGCGTTCAGTTCCTGGCCGTGCAGGGTGCCGGCGGCCAGGGCCTGGGAGAATTGCAGCATCGCGGAAGAGGCTTCCGCCGATGTGGAACCACCCAGTCGCAGGGCAGCGGCCATCGCTTCCGTCACACCCAGGGCATCCCGCTGGTTGCCGCCCAGGAGCTTCACCGATCCGGCCACGCGGCTGTAAAACTGGGTCGTTTCGGCGATGGACACGCCGTGGCGGTTGGAGATTTCCAACACGCCAGCCGTCGCTTGACGAAACTCCAATAGGCTACCGGCCGTGAGTTTTACCCGCGCATTCAGGCTGCCATATTCGTCGGCCAGGCGCGCGACGGCGCCCATCCCAGAGCCGCCTACCATCCCGCCCACTGCGATCGCACCTAATGTGCCAGCGCGGCCCAACTGGTCGCTGATGGAGTCCATGCCCTCGCGCATGTTTTTGCGCGGTATCGGAGGCGGAAGCTTGGCGACGGCGGTATCCACCGAAGATTTCTGAGCAGCCAGGCGCGCCTGTTCCGCAGCCAGATTCCTTACATCAATCCCGGCAGCAGAGGCCGCCGTGCGCAGGCGATTGAGAGACGCTACCTTGGCATCCATCGCCGCACGGGCCGCGCGGGTTTCTTTTTCGGAGGCGGAAATAGCCTGGTTCAAGACCTTGATCGGAGTTCCGGCCTGTTCCGCCTGTTGCTTGAGGGTGGCAAGCTTTTCCTTGGCGGAAAACCATGTCGCGCTGGCCGCCTTCGCTTCCGTGATGCCCTGTTGCAGACCGGTCGCCGTGCCGATGGAACGCTTCAGGTTGTCTTGCAACTCGGCATAGGAGGACCGCGCCTTGTCCAGTTCGCGCACGCCCTGGGCTGTCTCGAATTGAAGCTTGAATTTTGCAACCAGATCGCCGGCCATCGCCTATACTTTCTCAGTCAACCGGAGTCACCCGTGGGAATCGTTCTAATTACTTGTTGCCTGTGTATTTTTATGCTCACCATGCAGCCTTTGGCCTTTGTCGTCATGGGATTGTGGCTGGTGGGCTTGGCCTTGTCCGCCCTTTTCCTATCTCTCCGAAACTAGGCCAGGCAGGCCTAGTCCCCGTTCGCCTCTTCTATCGCGCTCAGGAAGACTCCGTAGGGATAGTCCCAGACACCGGCGCCGTGGCCGAGGCGGGCGAGGGCACAGGCGGATCGTTCAAAGCTTGCGAGAGCATCGGCGCGACAGCCCCCAGGCGCGCCTGAATTGCGAAAAAAGCGCTGTTTACCGCCCTCACCGCTTCCACCACCTGGCGCAATTCGGAAGGCGCGTAGTCGTCCAGCTTGGGCATGGACAAATCCGTGAATCGCAGCAGATCGGCCGGCAGCAAGTCGCCGCCAGAGAGCGTTTCCACCAGCAGCAGATCAAAGGCCGTGGTGTCCAGCCTGCCTTCATCTGCCAGCCAGGCGCGGACTTCGCCCACGGTCAATTCCGTGACAGTCACGGAACCGGAATCAAAGGAAAGGGTTTTTTCGAGTCGCATTGCGTGCTCCATGGGTAGGGTGCGCCATGCGCACCATTCAATCGGTGCGCATGGCGCACCCTACAAAAAAGGGGCGGCCTGAGCCGCCCCCAAGCCCAGCAGAGGATGCGGGGTTATCAGGCGCTCTTGATCTGGTAGAACTGACTCAGCGGGTTGGCCGGATCGAAGACCACGGACGGGTCCATGAGCGCGGTGCCCTTGAGTTTCAGCGGGCCGGGCTTGGTCAGGATCAAGTCCTGGGCGCCATCCGGGAACAGCACCACCCGGAAAATGTCGGTCTGCTCCGGCTTGCCGGTGATGGCGTTCATGCCGCTGAAGAACAGCGAATACTCGGCGCCCGGCTTGATGAGGCCCTGGATTACCTGGTGCGCCAGCTTGGTATAGCCGAAGTGCAGCACTTCATCCTCCGTGATCGTCCCGCCCACCAGGGGCACGATGCCGGCGCCGTATTGGTCCAGGGTGTAATCCGTTCCGGCAAGGAAGGTCGTGGTGCCGGTACTGTCCTTGATAACCGGGACTACCGACAGATCCATGATATGCGCCGCGCGCACCAATGCGCCAAGGTGCGCTTTATGCGGTTCGGCCACCACGGCGCCGGCTGTCACGTCGGCCAGGCTGCCCTGGGAGGCCGCGGCCCACAATTCCGGGCGCCAGTCGTCAAACGAGAGGGAGATGGAAACGGCCTTGACCCGCACGTCCAGGCCATAGAGGCCGCCGGGGCCGCCGGTGTAGGGGATTTCGTTGCTCTCGGTTTCCGGCGTGATCTGGAAAGCGGCGGTGTTGCCCGTGGCCTTGAGAATGCGGTCTTCCGCGGCCGGCGCATAGGCGCCCAGGGACACGAAGCCTACGCCACGGCGGGATTTTCCGATATTGCTGTTGGCCATGATGGCTCCTTAAAAGTGTTGTGCGAAGTAAAAGGCCAGGGGGTAGTAGGCAAACCCCGGCTCATGCTTGATTTCCGGGGCCGGCGCCAGATGGCCGGGCCGAAAATCGCCCTCCTCCGGCTGCCAGTCGCGCAGGGCATCAATAACCTGCCCCAGGATCGGCGCCGCCGTGGCGCGTAGCGCCGGGCCGGGCTTTTGCTGATCCTTGTTTTGCACCCCGACCACCACTGCATAGCGATGTTTCAGGGGCGCGGTGGAATCCCAGCCATCAAAGCCGCTGGGGGCGTAATCCAGGTAGCAGACATGAAGCGAGATCGGCGCGTTCGACTTGCCGAGAATCCCTTCCAGACTGGCCGGGAAGAAAAATTGATCCGCCGGCACGGCCGTTACCGCCTCACGCAGCCGGGCCTCAATCAAGGCGTCCAGATCAAAAAAGCCGCTCATGCCCGGCCCCCGAAGACATTGGGCCGGCCGGCGCCGAAGCTGACGCGGTTCTTGTCGGTCGGCGCAGGGTGATTGCCGGCATCCAGCCCCAGATCCACGCCGCCCCGGCTCACCCCTTCCAGGGTGCGGTAGGCGTCTTTCTTGCGCTCCACCACAATGTCTCCGGCCTGGTTGCCGTGCAACTCGAAACGGGCCAGATCAAGACAAACTTTTTTCAGGAGCGGCGTGGTGGTGGACAGCGGCAAGGCATAGCGACCGCCGATGTAACCGTCCATCACGCCCGAGGCGGACGCCAGGGCCGCGGCCAGCACGCCGCCGTCCACCGCGCCCACCCCTTGCCGGTCGGTGAGTTGGATGGCTTCCTGCTCACCGAAGGCGCTGAAGTAGTCTTGAGGCATGGCGTAGAGCATGGCCGTTTATCCGGGTGGGTGAGTGAGTGAGTGGTTTAGGCCGGGTCTTGCGTGCCGGTGGAGCCGAAAGCCAGTTGCGGGAAGCCGTAGCCGCCAGCGGCGCGGGCCTCGGCGCCGAAACGGAATTTCTTCCTCATGAAAACGCTCTCGGCGGTCGGGTCAATCTGCTGTACGAAGGCCGGCGCCTTGCGCTCCTGGTAGATGAAGGGCTTGATCGGCTTGCTCGTATCCAGCAGGCTCCAGCTTTCATCCCGAATCCAGGGCGATACCTCGGGCTTGTACAAGCCCTTGTAGAGGTTGGCCTTGCCGTCATCCAGGCGGTCATTGACGTAGAGCGTGTTCGCCACATCCAGGAGGGCGGGGCCGACCAGGAGGGTGTCGGGGATCACGTTCAGGGGCCGCTGCTCGTAGTCGGTGAACAAGCGCATCCGCATGGCCGCCTCGCCCAGGGAGGCCTTGGATTTGGCTTGGGACAGGGCCGAGAGCTTCAGGTCGAACTTGTTGCTGAAGCTGAGCTTGCGCTTTTCGTCAAACAGCGGGTGATCGCTGGCGAAGAAGGGCTTGCCGTCGAAACAGGGCGTGACGAAGGCGCTGGCCACCAGGGCGAACACGATCTCATCCGGCAGCTGCGCGGCACTGAAGCCGGCATCCCGCGCCTGTAGGCTGTAGATGCCCAGCTGGTCGTCTTCGATGTCGTTGCGGTCCACTTCCACCGTGGCCTCGAAGTCGTCATTCTCGATCACGTAGCGGAATCCTTCGAGTTGCTTCAGGGTCTTCTCACCCGCCCATTTCTTCATGCGCGGGAACTTGGACAGCCACTTGTAGTCGTTCAGGCTGCCGGTGGACGGGATTTTCATGCCCACCCTGGCCCAGCTCGTGGGGGCGGCGCCGAAGGCGTTGGTGTATTCCGTGTGCAGCGCCACGAAGATGTTTTCAAGTGCTGCGCGGTCGACGATCATGTTGTTTCTCCTGTAGGCCGGGCGCTTGCCCGGCAGGCAAAATTAGGCGATATCCACCCAGGCGCCGTCGGCATCCACCCCTACCAGCTTGCCGGCGGCGGGACGGGAGGCGGCGACTGCCGGGGTGGCGGATGGGTTGGCGCCATCGGTGCGGGCAATGTTGATGTCGTCTACGGCAAACACGGTCTTACCCACGTCCGCCTGGGTCACCGGGTCGCCCGTGGCGATGTCGAAGCGATAGACCTGATGGCGGCCCACGATCAGACTCTTGGCGCCGTCGGCGCCGCCGGTGTTGTCCATCGCCTGCTCGGCGCGGCCGATCACGGTATCGCTGGCGGCAAAGGCGCCGCCGTGGGCATAGCCGGTGGCATTCAGGGCCACCAGGCCGCCGGCGTGAATCACGGCCGAGGCCGCGACGGGTTGGGGCAGCAGCCGCCCGTCACGGGCCGGGGTGCTGCGGTCAGAAGTCAAAGCGCTCATGGGTTATCTCCGGTGTGGGGCCGGCTTCAGCCGGCCAAGGGTGGGTATGAGGCTAGTGCGCCAGCCCGAGCGCGGCGCGCTGGGCAGCAAAGGTTTCGGGGGCGATGCCCATCTGGCTGCACACCGCCAGGGCGGACGCATCCAGGCCGGCGCCCGCCGCCGGCACAACAGGCGGCTTGCCGCCGGTCTGGGTGGCGGACAGGGCGGAAATGGGTTGCGCCACGGCCAGGAAGCCCTTGAGGGCGGCCATCGGCTGCGCCTGCCAGTAGCCCTCGGCACCGGGCAGGATGCGGCCGTCGGCCAGGCCGGCCGTGAGCAGGCCTTGCCGCTCGCCGGATTCGATCTGCTGCGACAGGGCCGCCACCTGGCCCTGGGCCGCAGCGTATTGATCCATCGGCACGAAACGGGCCGGGTCAAACTGGGTCGCGGACAGGGCGGAAATCTGGGTATCACGGGCAGACAGGGCGCTTTCCAGGCGCGCCAGCACGGAGGTCGCGGCCGTCTCGCTGCCCGCCGGCAGCATGGCCAGCAGCTTTTCCAGTTCGGCGCGAATCTCGACCGGGCTGGACAAGGTCGGCAGGTTGAACATGTAGCGCAGGCGTTCGAGCAGTTCTTCGTCCATTTGGGACTCCAGGGTGAGGGCGGAGGCGGCGACGGCATCCATGCCGTCTATGTCTGGGGTGTTGGTCAGGCCGGCATTGATGAGCGCCTGGATGGCGCCCGATTTGTCATGCCGGAAGGCGGGTGAGATATAGAGATACTCCCGGTTGCGGATCATCTCGGAGGCGGCGGCGGTCCATTCCACGTCGGTGGCGTACAGGCCATCGCCGTCGACCCATTCCAGCGTCTTGAACCAGCCGGCGGCCGGCGCGCGCGCGCCAGTGTTCATCGCAAACAGGCTGGCGTGATCGTAGTCAATGGAGAACGGCGTTTTACGCGCCGCGGCCTGGGCGACGAGGGCGTGGCCGATGTCCGGGGTCATGAGGAAACGCCGGCCGGTATGGGTCAGCACCTCGCCTTGCGGGAAAAGCTGAACGCGCTTGCCCTCGGGGATCGAGACGGCGCAGGCGGCAATGAGGTGTCGGGAAGGCATGGGCGAATTCTGCCGCGCGCGCGCCAGGATTCGCAGGGGGAAGGGGTTCAGGTGGCAGTTTTCAGATGTAGGGTGGGCAAAGCGTAGCGTGCCCACGGTGTTCGTGGGCACGCTACGCTTTGCCCACCGTACGATTACAAAACCTTGCTCGCCCGCACCGTCAGGGAATCCTCAATGGCGCCGGTGTAGGGCGCCGTGGTTTCCCAGCGCCACCACCAGACACCTGGGGCATCCAGCAGGAGGTCCGCGTGATACAGGCCAAGGTCATCGCGCACCACGGCTGCCCGGCGGTCCACCACCGTACCGGAGGGGGATTTCACGCGCAGGACGGCCTCGCCCGGATCGCGCAGCACACCGGCCACGTCGCGCACCTCCAGCGGGATGCGGATTTCCTCGCCGGGGTAAAAGGCGGCGTAATCAGACATGAATAACTCCGGTCTTGAGTTGTACGGCGTGCAGTGCCGTAGTCTCCAGGCGCGTCAGGCGCACCCGGCCGCTCTTGAGAAGGGCCGGATAGGTGGCGGACAGCACCGGCCCGCGGGCGATGAGGCGCGCCGTGGCCAGGGCGGAACAAATGGGTCGGGCCGGCGCTTGCACTCCGGCCGTCAGGATGGCCGTGACCACCGTCGCAGCCGCCGGCATGGCCTGGGATAGCGCGGTACCGGACACCTGGGCGGATGCCGTGAGTGCGAAACCGGGAGCAGCCGGCGCCCTAGGCGCGTGCTGCATAGCCGCCTCGGCCGCCATCGCCACCGCCCCCTGGGCATCGGCCGCGGCTGCGGCATGGATCGCCACGCCGACACCGGTCTCAGCCACCGGAGTTGCCCTGGCCATCGCTGCCGCCTGAATAATAGCCGTAGCCGACTCGGCGCCCGCCCCATGAGCGGGCGCAACGGCGCCGGATGACAGGGCAACCGAGGCGGATAGGCCAAAAACGATGATGGCCGGGGCGGGCACATCGGGTGATGAAAACGGCAGCGGCACCGGTGGCGCGAGCAGCGTGTAGGGATTGGCGCCGATAGCCGCTATCTGGCCAGGCGTCAGCACCTGCCCGTAGCAGGCCACCATCGCAATCGGGAATCGCGCCCCTATCCCAGCACCGGCAAAATCCGCCACATTGCCGATTGCCGTGCGCTGCAGAGCATCTAACGAGGATGATCCGGCCGCGTACGCGGTATTTATCGTATAGGCAATGGGTGCCCCATCCAGCCACAGGCGCGGGTAGGCCAATTCTCCGGCGCGCGTCGCGATAAACACATGGCTCCGGCCATCCAGGAGTGCAGTGGACGCTGACTGCGCGCCCATCCATGCGGCGCCGTTTATGGTGGCGCAGAATCCCCCCGGCCGCGCGGCGCCCACGTTGCTCGCGTCGAGGTTCATGCCAACGCTTACCAGTGGGTATGGACTGCCCGCGAACCGCTGAGAGAACGCGATCCCCACCCCATCGTTTGATTTCGGGGCGGCTAAAATCACTATCGTCCATGCCGGCGTGGTGATCGCCTGGTGAACCCCAAAATCCAGTCCGCAATTAGCCGCCCCGGACGCGACAAATCCGAGGCCCTCCAAGCCGGGCAGGTAGCGATCCGTACCGCCCTGGGTGGCACGCAGGCCTCTGGCGAGGTCTACCCCCGGCATTGACCCCAGGAACATAAACGTCGGCGCCGGGAACGCCCCCGAGAACTCCGGCGCCACCGGCTGCGACCGCCTGCGGTCGGCATCCGGCCACAGCCAATCCGATAGATCGAGCGCGCCCATATCAGGTGCCCGGCGTGACCATCTGGCAGCGCAGGGTGTAACCCGCCAGGATGGCCTGCCCGGTGCCATTGTTGTAGATCGAGTAGGCCGTTTTACCCGTGAGCGGCACGCCCGACAGGCGCAGCATCATAGAGGTCGCCGTGTTGCCTGTGGCCGGCATGGGGTTGAACGATCCCACAAATCTCGGCATGAGCGCGGCAGAGGGCGCGGCGCCGGCCGTGGCGCCGTCCAGGGAGTAATCCACTGCCATGAGCGACACGGCCCCTGTCACGGGGGCTGCGCCGAAAGTGCAATCGAGTTCAAAATCCCCCTGGATGGCCTTGACCGTGCTGTTGTCCACCAGCATCTGATCTGCCGCATTGGCATAGCCTCCGGAGGCAATAGCGTTGGCGCCGATCAGGGTGATAGCCGATCCGACCAGTTGGCGCAGAATGGGCGTGGGCATCGCGTTACACCAGGTTCAAGGCGGCTTCGTATTCGGCACCGCTTACGGGGTCGGCCACCACGGCCAGGGAGAGCAGGGAGGCGGCCTCGGCCTGGGTTATCACGCCATTGTCGGCCATCGCCTGCACCGTATCCCGCGCCCAGTCGGCGCCCAGGTCCACGCTGCCCTCGGCCGATCCGGCCATCAGCCCGAACTTCCCGGCGATGCGCTTGATGGCCGCCCAGTAGTCATAGAGCGGGCCGGGCTGCGCCTGATAGGTGGTGGCGTAGACCTGTAGCTTCTGGATCAGGACGCCGCCGGCCGCCGCGCCTTCCTTGTCGAGGACGTTGTCCACGTTGACTGGAGTGGGAACGACCTTGGCGTAGTCGGTCAGGGCATTGAACCGCGCCACGCCGTCTGCGTCGTTGCGGATAGCAACCAGCGCCTGAAGATCAGCATGGGCCGCAGCGGTTGCCAGGATGGCGGCTCTCAAAGCGGATGAGGTAGTCGGCTTGGTGTTCATGGGGTTCTCCGGTAGGCGCCGGCTTGCCGGCGCTGTGGTTTCGCGCCGGCAAGCCGGCGCCTACGGGTTAGGAAATGGCGAAGGTAAAGCTTCCGGCGGGCGTCGTGACGGCGCTGGCGCCGACGTTGGCCACTTGGGGATTGGTCATGGGTTCGACACTGAGCACGT